TATATTCCTGTTTAATCGGAATGTATTATTATTTAGTATTGTTTTTCTTCCACTTTGCATAATCTTTTGCCCAAGCACTTGCTGATTTAGCAGGACTAGGCAATGATCTTTGTATCATCTTTTCTTTCAACTTCTCACAAGTAGAAGTGATACTATTTAATAATCTGTAAATTAATCCGTCTAACATAATTTCATTATAACACTATTTGAGCATATTGTCAAGCGTGGTATAGTCAATATATTTTATATTCTTCATACTTGCCCACGCCTCTGGTATTGTACTAATAGGGTCTGAACCATCGCCTCCGTTTGGATTTACCTTGTAGAAAGTGATGTTTTGATGTTCTTTTATTAGTTCTAGCCATTGATTTATCCAATTGACACTAGGTGTCTTGTGTGCCTCTTTTAGACCATAATGTTTTGTGTCTTTGTATATATTGTTTAGTTTGTCATTATGACTCTCTAAATCGTGTCCTAGTAAAAATACTTCGGTAGGTTTATTATCTTGTACTGCGAAATAACCTGAAGTAGGACCTGCCGCCCAACCTCTATCTTTAGTATCACCTGACTTGGTAATCATATAGTCTTGTACTGCTCTGACCTTATCATCACTAGTAACCCAACTTACATTTATTAATGAGTGATTAACTTTCTTTTCTTCTCTAGTCTTATTCTTTTTCATTATCTCTATCACACCTGCTAAATTAGAACCGTGTAATACAAATTCTTTACGATCACCTCTTTCATTACTATTGATTACATTTTCTTTCTTAATTAAATCGTAATCTTGGTCTGAATAGTTTTGACCTGCATATAATAATTGATCGTACATATCACCAGGCATTGTGTTCCAATCTCTAAACACACACTTGTTGTCTTGTGCATAACCTGAATTGTATATCTCGTGCATTATACCCATATCAACAGCAGTAATTACATCTGGTTTAAAATCTCTATACAAAGCATTACAACCATATATCTTGCCGTGTGATCTTAATGTTTCTAAATCTAAATGTTTTCTACTCTCACCGTTACCGATACAAAATACTCTACTCATATACTCTACCGTCTTTAGGTTTTAGTAGTGCTACTTCTTTTTCTGTCTTGTCAAATTTAGATTGGAAAGTTCTCTTGTTCATTTTCTTCATATGCCATTTGAAATCAAAACTAAACTTTGTCATATCAGTTAAGTTCCATATTACTATCTTGTTGTCTGTAAACTTATTAATATACAATGCCTCTTTCTTAAAAAATTCACTTTTCTCAATCAAACTATCGTATTTCTTTCTCTCAATAATAAGACCTTCTAAAGCATACTTGTGGTCGCTTTCAAAGTTTCTTTTCTTAAATTCACAAACATACTTATCACTAATTGCGTCAAAGGCAGCGTATGATGTGCCTTCTACAACTAATGGATTGTCTGCAAATATAGAAAGTTTGTTTAGTTCTTCAACAAGTCCTTTTTCATTATTAGACCAAACCATTCTACCAACCGTACTTCTTCCAAAACTCTCTCATTTTACCATAGTTTCTATTAAATGATTCTGTTAATTGTAAATAGTTTATTTGTCTTTCTTTATTGTAATTCTTATCATCTTCAATATCAATCACTTCAAATTCTTGTTCTTCAGGTATTAATATAAATTGAGCAACAGGTGTTCCTGCCTTAATTGTTTCAACTCCTGTGAAGTGGCAAAAGAAAGGTATAGTTCCTATAGCAGCGTGTCCTAACTGTGGTTCTAATATACCTGACAAAGTAGTAAATCTATTTTCATCTTGGTACATAGGGTGCATTTGTAACATTTTATATCCTTTAGGTATTCTTGCAACCCAAGGTAAATCAAATTTCAATACTTTTTTCATTGTATCTTTTGGCCAGTTTTCAAAAAAAGGATAAAATGATTGATCCATATGTGATGATACTATTGGTCTACTGTCTTGGTTACCACCAGGTGTTGATGATTGAAAATGTTGTCCATCAGGACTTACATCTAATAAAATATCGGTGTGTGTTCTTAAAATATAACCTGTGTTATGATACATTTGCAAGGCAGGACATTTAGATGTGTGTTTAGTTTCAGCAGGATTAAATTTCTGCGACATAGGATCACCATACATTTGTTGTCCACCTCTAAATTGTTGAGTGATAGAACCTTGTGCTTTAAAATCTGCAGCCGCTTTCTTAATCCAAGATGGTTTATGTTTACTTGCCTCTATTATAGGCATTGTTTTATCTACGCCTGATACTAGAGATATAAATTCTATTTTTGATTTATTCATTGTTTTTTATTACCTCTTTCATTATTAATTTACATTCAGTTATATTATAATTTATAAAAGGTTTCAACTTGGCAACCTTATGTGCGATTTTAGGCCACACAACCCTTTCTTCAATTTCTTTATTCCAATTTTTGATAAACGATAAGACTTGGTCAAGCACAACGAAGGTTTGGAAAGACGCTCTCCTTTGAATAAGTAAGCGTAGAAGTCGTGGATGTTGTCCGCTATTGCAAACGAAGCCATCATCAAAAGAAATCCGCTTACTGTCAAAATCAGAAAGAATATTAACAAAATCGTTTCTAAAATGGTACTTAAAATTGTCTTTAACTTTTTTATATTTGAGGTAAGTATCTCGTCCATCATTTTCTAGTAAGTTCCCAATCCAGTTTTTATCTTTCTCAATAAAATTTGCAACAAAGAAATCAAGTATTTCATTCTGATTGTATTTTGTTGAGAGTTTATGAAAAAAATATCTATCATTTCGTTTTGTAAATGTATCTAGTTTGATATTAACTTTGCCGTCATAGTCAAAGTAATTATACTTGGTAGTAAAATGTAATTTAACTGCCATATAAACTCTAAAAACATCAAACCCTCCATACATTATTTTACAGTTTCAGGTGCCATTAAGTAATCAAGCATATGGGCAGCTGATGATACTTGATATGGATCCTCATCTTCACTTTTCTCATTTTTACCTGGTTCAATAAACATTTTTTCTATTACACCATTGTTTACTAGAGCAGAATATCTCCAACTTCTTTTACCGAATTTGTTAGCAGGTTTATCAACTAACATTCCTAGTTTTTCTGTAAACTGACCATCACCATCAGGACATAAAAAAACTTTCTCTATTTTAGGTGTCATACTTGCACCCCAAGCATTCATTACAAAGGCGTCATTAACTGATATACAATATATATCATCAACACCTTGTGGTTTAAATAGATCGTATTTTTCCTCGTACTGTGGTAATTGTTTTGATGAGCAAGTCGGTGTAAATGCACCTGGTAGTCCAAATATTACTACTTTCTTATCTTTGAACATTTGATCTGTTGTTACATCTTTCCATAACATAATTGACTTATGTTGAAATCTACATCTAAATGTATGTTCTGGTATTTTATTCATTATATTCTCCTATTCATTATTTTGTTCACAGCCAATATCATATAATATACTTAAAATTGCAATTGCTACTCCTAGTCCTATTATGCCCCATAGAGCAGTAGATTTCTCTACGAATAAGATGTGGTATAACATCTCCATTCCGTTCATACAGGTAGAGTACCACCTCTTTTTTCTTTAAGCATTTTTAAATTAACTGCTTCGTGTTTGATTTTCTCTTTCAATGATTTATTAACCATTGCTTTAACAGTTCCTACATCAATGTCGTTTAGATTACAATAGTCTATAATAGCATCCATATAAGATACTCTTTTTTCTTTTACTACTGATTCTATCTTTAAACTAAATTCTTTACTGTTCATTTATACTTTCATTATAACATATAATTGTTAATTTGTCTAGTGTGGTTACACGCTAGCGTAACCACAATAGGGGCCCACCCATCCTTTGCGACAGGTATTCTGTAATATGTTTGTGATTTTTTGATCGGTGTCGCTTGGTTCATCATATCATATATATGCCTGTTTCTGTTACGAGGTACAGGCAAACCCTAAGCAGACTAAGCTGCTAAAGCATAACTTTCGTTAGCATTTATAAGTTGACATTACGGTGTCAGCG